CTCCTGGGGGTAACTTCCACTACAGAAACACGGAGCAATACATGCCCGCACTTGCCGCACTGTCCATCTATGATGGCGCAACAACCCCTGCCGCTCACACCTTCGCACCGGTAACTTCAAACGGTGCCAAGGCAGAGTGGGCTGACCGAAGCAGCACGACGCCTGCTGGTTACCGGACGTTCAGCAATGAAGTCCGCAAGCCGGCTACGCCTCAGGCTGCATACCGTAACCTCAATACGTTCTACCTTCCGGTAGAGGCGACTGTGGACGGGCAGGTCAAGGTGGTGGGTTACAACCTCGTCAAGATCGAGTTCAACTTCCGTCAGGAGTCGACTGACCAAGAGAGGAAGGATGCTGTGGCCTACGCCGGTAATGCACTGGCGCTGTCCACTATCAAGAACGCGGTGATCGCGAATGAGCCGCACTGGTAAACCAGTACGGTCACGTCGTGACTATCACAATCTTGGGGACGAGGGGTCGCAAGACTCCTCGTTCGCATCCATCGTTCAGGGAATGCCCTTTGGGCTTCTCGCTATTAGGATTTTCCTATGGCTAATAACTCTCCTCGCCGTAATCGGCGTGTTGGCCGTGTTAAAACACGGGCAGGTGGTTACAAACTCCGCTTCGATCTCGCCAAGTTCCACCGATCCATCGGTGAAGTGCTTGGAGAAGTCATCACTGACGCCGGAAAACCTGGCGGCTGTGAACCTACTTTCACCAGCGGACCTAGAGAAGCTCTGTCAAGTTACTTATTGGCAGAATTCCTCTCGAAGTACGATGATGGAGTAGTACGACCCGAGAAAGAGGAGGCGACGTGGAAGAGATTCCGCGAAGCTGAGGATCTTTGTTTCGAGACTAACCAGCGTCTTACCGTATTGGGCTTTGGCCCATACCAGCAAGCAATGGAGCTTGCTCGTAAACTAACGGATAGAATTCTGGGGCCTTTCGACTGGGATCAGGCTGCGAAGTACTTCGATTTTGGACCCGGAGCAACAACCCGGCTCCCTAGGCGACGTTCCGATGCGGCTTATAAATACTCCGGTCAACCGGAGACCACCGCAGGCTGTGCGATTCTCGCGGATACGGCTATTCGCCGTGACCCGTGCTGGATATCCAGCATCACCATGTTACCGGTGGAGCCCCTGGGCTTTTGCAAAATCGTCCAGGGAAATCGCATTACTACTGTACCGAAGAACTACAAGACGGATCGCACGATCGCCATCGAGCCCTGCATGAATATGTATATTCAGAAAGGGATCGGTGGCTTAATGCGACAAAGATTACGTCTTGCCGGATGCGATCTAGACGATCAAACTCGAAACCAGAGGCTTGCCCGAGTGGGCAGTCTTTCTGGCACACTAGCTACCATCGACTTGTCGATGGCTAGCGATACTGTGTCTAGAGTTTTAGTCGAACGTCTAGTCCGTGAGGATTGGCTGCGGGCCCTTGAGCAGGCTCGTAGTCCGTTCGGAGTTCTTCCTTCTGGTGAGAAAATATTTTACCAGAAGCACTCTTCCATGGGGAATGGCTACACGTTCGAGCTTGAGAGTTTGTTGTTCTACTCTCTCGCTTTAGCGTGGTGCCACATCTGTGGAGAGGAGGTGTCTCGTGTTTCAGCGTACGGGGATGACTTAATTGTCCCTTCCGTTGTTGCGGAAAGCTTTCTTGGCCTCCTGACTTATTGTGGTTTTAAAGCCAACAGTAAGAAGAGCTACTGGAGCGGACCGTTCCGTGAGAGTTGTGGTAAACACTACTTTCGCGGGCATGAGATTTCGCCGTTTTACGTCAAGCGCAAAGTGCGTAAGCTCACTGATCTCTTCCTTCTTCACAACAACCTGCAAAGGTGGCTGTGGCGTAGCTGGGATCTACTGAGTGTAACCGAGATTCAGAGTCTGGAATTAATCCTCCAGAAGATTCGAAATCTCGCACCGAGCAAATGGCGTAGGCCTCGCTTACCCGATGGGTACGGTGATGGGGCGTTCATTGGAGTGTTTGATCAACTCCATTTGGACCCACATCCCGACGGTTGGGAAGCTTGGACTGTTCGTGTACTGCTTCCTTCGACGGAAGTTCAGTATGTTGATAGCCCAGGTCTCCTACCTAAGGCCATGCGATGTTTATATCGCAGGCCTAGGCGTCCTTTGGTGGGTATGATCTACTCACCGGACGAAGCCGCAGTCGAGGTTTATCCTGTAAAGGAAACGGCAGCACGAGAACTTAATATAATCGTGCCACAGTACGCCCTAGGGTATTAACACACCCTAGATTTCCCTCAGTTGAGGGTGGATGGAGGGCCCATG